CTGCATGGTCCAATGCTGCATCCAATGTAGATGCGATTGGATCCTATGCGGGATTTCAGAACGTTTCTACGGGAACCAATCTGATTGCGATCGGATCCAATGCAGGAAGAGGAAATGTTGGCGCTTCCAATATCTATATTGGATCGGCAGCAGGAAATGGAAGCTCGGTCACAAATGTCGCGAATGCAATTGTGATTGGCGGAGGTGCTGGTGTTTCGGGAGGGGTTTATACTGTAGGAACCCAATCAATCATTGTAGGAACTGGGACAGCAGCATCAGGAACCGATTCTATCGCCATTGGTAGTTTCACAAGAGTGAACGCTAATGCGAATAAGAGCATTGTGATTGGAAGTAATGCCCTTACATCTGGATCAAACTCTATTGCGTTGGGTATATATGCGGGCGGAGGAGGGGCGGGGTCATGCAACGTCATTGCGATTGGATCTAACGCAGGGAATTCAACACCGAATGTATCAAACGCTATTTATCTCGGAAACAATCCAGGTTATTACCCGACAACCAACAATACTTTCCTCCTATACTCCACGAATAACACTCTCCCTACTCTCCAAGCCGATCTCTCGAATCGGCGTCTAGGTGTTGGCGGTGCACCTTCCTACAGCCTTGACGTCCAAGTGACCAGTGCTGGATCCAATGGTATGCGCATCGCCCAAAATAACGGTATAGGTGTGACTGCAGGTCTGTTCTTGGAAGCTGGAATTGGAGGAGGTGGTGGTAGTTTAACAAATTATGCAGTTGTGTCCTTTGCCACTCGCACTGCAGGGGATTCAGTTGCTTCTCAAAGTATATTCAGTCTTTATGAAGGAGGAAACTACGGTCTAAGTATCAAGCGGGGAAATATCGCGTCTTCCCCAACCATTGTTCGCGTAGATGCAGACAATATGCGCTTGGGCGTTGGAACCCTGTCTCCTAACGCCACTCTAGATGTTTTGGGAACGTTCAATGTGTCTGGTGCTACAACCCTATCAGGGGTTACGCTAAACGTACTGAACGGCGTCAGGTGGCCAAGCGCTGCGGGAGCGGTAAACACTCAGCTGGTGATAAGTGCAACAGGGCAGGCTTCATGGTCACCTCCAGGAACAATTGATTCGGCCTTATGGGCACAGAATCCTGCCGTTACAAATGTGAATATCTCAGGGTTTGATATCAGGAATATCGTCAGCTTCAACACAATTTCTGCGATCATTAGTTCAACTCAGATTGGTATCGGTCCAAACGTTCTCCGTAACAATACGGCTGCCAGTGTTGTAGCGTTCGGGTGCAATGCGGGAAGCAATGTAACTGCCGACTCAACATTCAATAATTGCATATACTTGGGATCCAACCCTGGAACATCGGCGACGGCAGCGAACACGTTCCTGGTGTACTCTACAACTGCTGGAACCCCTGCACTTCAAGTGAACACGGGATCCAACTGGTTGGGAGTTGGAAAGGTACCCACCGTGGCTCTGGACGTGGTTGGAAGTGCTAATATCGGCGGAACCGTCACCACCTCGGGCAAGGTGTTTATTGGTGGAAATAGTACCTCGTCCTATTCTCTGAACATCGTAGCAAGTGGAGGACGCACTGGGTTTATTTCATGGAGCTGTAATACGAATCTAAATCCGTATATTGGTATTGGATGGGACCAAACTGCCGACGGATTAGTCGTTAGTTCAGGACCGGGCACAAGTGATATCGGAACAATAAACTCCTTCTTTGTCTCTCGCAATACAGGCTTTGTCGGAATCGGAAAAACATCAGCTTCGTTCCCTCTAGACGTCAGCGGCCAGATCAATACGAACACATCGGTTACCACTCCTTCCCTTGCGGTCTCAACATCCACCAGTCTCACTGGAACACTCACCCTCCGCTCAATTGCGTCGGTATCGTATACAACCTTGAACCGTGTCCTGTCCTACAATTCCACAACGGGAGCGGTCACGCAGAGCACACTGGATCTAGGGACGCTCGGGGCCGCGGACTCCAATACCATGAACGCCAACTGGGTAACCTCTGGTGGCGGTTTGATTACGTGGAACGCAACAACACGAGTCGTTTCAGGAACTGATCGTCTGCTCGCTATTCCAGTCAACACTGCACTCACTACAGATGGACATCTAACTATTGCGAACAACTTATGGACGATTTCGATGAAGGCTTATTCGGCGACATACTGGGTCCCCAATTCAGTTCCGACGAATTCTGGTACATCAGGAAGTTTTAAGAATGTAGAGTATCGAGACATCGCAGATCAGGTAACCTCAAACTGGGTATTCATTTGCGAAACCAACACTGATTATAACACATTGAAATGGGGTCCTGGATTCATCACTATCCCTTCGGGCGGCGTCTACAATTCACAGACAGGTGGAATGTCGTGGAATGTTCTGGCTACGGCAACGAACATTGCTCTCGGGTCCAATTCGTCCATTACAGGAACGACATCTATCGTGATCGGGTCCAACGCCGCCTCTGGAGTAGCGGCCAATAATGTGATCGCCATCGGAACCAACGCTGGTAGCAATCTAGAAAATCTCAACAATACCATCTACATCGGCAGCAATGCGGGATACAGGCCTGGGACATCCAATACCCTGGTAGTCCATTCAACATCGGCCACGGCTCCAACCCTCCAAGCAGATCTCTCCAATCGTCGGCTCGGTGTAGGTATGGCTCCATCCTATGCTCTAGATGTATCGGGAACCATTCGCTCGTCTGGACCAGTGATTTCTACGATAAGTGTTTCAGGAACATCAGCAGCGGCACTCACGCTCACATTGTCTACAGCAACAACCTACTTCAGCCTTACATCAACAACGACTGTATTTGCTCTCACACTTCCAGGAAGTCCACCTCCTACGGGTACATACTGGGTACTCAAGAACAACAGTAAGGTGAATTACACAATTAATGTTACAGGTGGAGTGTTTAACGGAGGAGATACCTCCTACTTCCTCCAGTCAGGTATTGGTACCACAATCGCGTACTCTGGAACATCTGCAGGTGCTCCCACTCCTTCCCCTGCGTACTACACGTTCTAATCCCCTCCCATCCCAACACAATATATAGAATGCAAATCTACGATACACGAAGCGTCGTAGATTTCCAGACATTTACGTTTTCGGGACACGCCCGTAAACTCGCGAACAAATCACTTCTTCAAAGCATTCAGTTGGGTCACGCCGATTATGCATGTTACTGGACTCTTGAACTTCTATGTTCAGGTCTCGTGCATTCGATGTGGACCGCATTCTTTGAAGCAGCGTCGCTCTATGTTCACCGATCCTGCCCCAATATGTTCACCTATCTCGTTGCTCAGTACGAACGGTTCGCCGAAATTGAGCAAATGTACACGCTTCACACGATGACGGAGATCCGTAATCGTGACGATGCACGTCTCCTAGTCTGTGAAGTTGCAGTGGTCCTGGCTACGGCAAAGAAGCAGAAGACGATTACCTTACCAACCATCAAGGCCGAGCATGATTTCCTACCCGAAACAGTCAGGGAAAACCTGCGAGCAACGTCGCAGATGGTGAGCACCCCTTTCCTCAAAGCTGATGATCCGTTTGAACTCAAGATTCCCTTCAATGAATTCTGCTTTTCTATTCAGACCCGCGATACCCAGCGGGCATTTTACTGGCTTTCATGGATTCTGGCGTACGCTCGCGAACAGAAGAAGCGGACAAAGCAGGCTGTTGTGGTCGCGGAACGGAAGAGTCCTTACTACTCCTCTAAGTATGCGAAACATCTCATCTGGATGGTTTGGGATGTGATTAACGCCCAGAGCAATACGTATGTCGAATCCTTGTTCAAGCTGTATACCTTGCGCTGGGAACCAGGAACCTCGCGGGCAAAACAGACGTTTCTGTTAACAGCTATTCTGTTTGTGACTGAACCCCTGGATTCCCGCGAACCTGCTAAGAGGGATGAAGCCGCAATTCCACCGATGTTGGCAAAAATTCCCCAGCTCCTAGAAACGATACAGGCCACCCGCAATACTTTCCAAGCTAGAGAATAATGGCTGGCCCCACTGCTGCACAGAAACTCCAGATCTCGGCGTTCCAGGGTCTTCTATTTTACATCCTGGCGAACCCCATTACGTTTCGCGTCATGGACGGACTTGTGACGTCTATGACGGGACCGTACACCACGTTCCGCATCTTTGAGAACGGTCTACCGACAGGCTTCGGTCTCCTCCTCCACTCTGGGGTCTTTTTCGCGGTTACGCTAGGTCTCATGTACGTTTAGTTTAAACATAACACGCTTACCTATACAAATGTACCGTATCACGAAGATGGGGATGGTGTATATGAAACCCACTATTTCGTATACAACTAGTTTTCTTTGGTGTGGAACCCAGTGTTTGAATCCACACGAAAGGACGTGCCGAATCTTTCATCCTCAAGGGGACGGATCGGTAAAGATTGAGATGCTTCCGTACCCCAATGTTTTGGATCGGATTGATTCTAAGGAGGAGGTCGTGGTGCAAAAGTATGCAGATGGTTCCTTTTCAGAGAACGATGATCTGTTTACACCTTCTTCGCCTTCGCAGACGAAAACCACGACGGACAGCACTTCTTCACCTCGGCCAGTGCAACGTTCGCAACCTTCCCGAGTTCGGCCTTCACGAGCTTAACGGCCTCAATGACGTAAGGGAGGGACACGTCACACCACACAACAAGCTGAGTCTTCTGCTCGTCAGACAGGGGAGACTCGCGAATAGCCTTCTTGATCTCATCCACAATGAACTTCGCCTTGTCCTCGTCGGAACGGTCGGCGAGGATCTCTACCTCAGCGATCTTCTGAATCACAAACTTCAGGAGATCCGACCGGTTGGCGAAGTCAACCGCCGCCGCCACGACCTCTGTAGCAGCGGAGACGGGGGCGGGGGCAGGAGCAGGAGCAGGAGCAGAATCAACAGGTACGGTGGTTTCGGGAGCAGGAGAAGGTACAGGGTCGGACGACATCGTGCTTGTGTTTAATTTTAGGCCTTACAAAACTTTCAATAGAATAACTCATGGAGATCTCTGATATCGTGTATCTCGCATTCGCAACAATCGTGGTCATCGTCATTCTTCATGTGGGAGTGTTCTGGGTATCTCGGCTCATTCAGCCGCCGAAGCCTAAGATCGTGTATGTGGACCGTACGCCTACCCAGTCAATTGTTCCTGAGGTAGTATCTGCTCCCATTCTTCATGCACCCTCTGCCCCTCATCCTCCTCCTCCGCAATCTATGGCTCGCGAGACACCCCAGACAATGAGTATCCCGACGTACGACATGCCTCCTCCGATTGTTCAGTCGAACAAGCCACAGTCGGTTGCAGCTGCTCCTACTTACGAACTTCCTCCACCAATCGTTCAGTCAAACAAGCCAGAAGCTCAGCTTCCTCCACCGCTAGAGACTCGTAATGTTGATCAGGTAGGATTCACAGGTAAGAAGGGTGCCCCACCGCAGTAGACATTTTCACAGTAGCTACTCTACTAGATAAGAATGAACCGTCTGAGGACGCTGTATAAATGGGATACGTCATTCCGTATGACCCGGCAAGGGAAGGTTGGTCAGTATTCCATCAAGGTTCCCCAGGGTGGCGGAATTCCTGGATGGTTATGTCTGACTCGCGACGAACAGTCAAACCCAATTGCTCTTTGGATACCGCGAAAGGAGCAGCCAGTACCCCAACCTATTCGTGTGGTGTGGGATCACCGGTGTTTTGAGGATACGATTTTGCGAGTCGAGTATACACCTACGCATGTGTACCTAGCAGATGCGTGGATGTTGAATGGAACCCCTTTGTTTATGACGACAACCTTCAGTCAGCGACAGGATATGTTGAAATCGTTGTTGTCTATGTATACACCCTGCCCCGAATTTGAGACCCGTAAAATCCAGCTGCGTGAAGATACTATGGACGATATTCGGGGGTATGAGTACTACACAAACACCGAGGCTGAAAAGGGTATTTTTGCAGAATGCAAGAAGGAAGAAAAATTAAAGTACGAGATTGTGGCTACAGATATCCCTGATGTGTACAGGGTTGCCGATGTTGGATACCTCCGCGTTCGAACAATGGCCTTGTCGAAAAAGCTCAGGACATTCGGGAGAGTCTTTGCCCTAGAGTGCGTCCAAAACGATGATGGAACATGGACGCCAATAATAGATTCTCTACCCTCAAATACAAATGGCTCGTAAACACACAAAGAAAGTCGCCGGTCGTCGTCGCCGTCTTCTTACCCTCAAGAAGCGTGGGGGCGGATACGGGTTTGGGGGCTCTGTCCTCTCTGATGTCGGCGGCCCGAATGCGGGGAATGCTCTTTGGGATTCGGATACGAGCAAGGACTGCGGAGTTGCCGGCCGCGGTGGAAATAATACGCTTGCCGGAGGTCGCCGTCGCCGTCATGGTAAGGGCAAGAAGACTGCTGGACGCCGCCGTCGTCACCGCGGAGGTGGACTAGCTCTCCAGCAGCCCCGTACAGGGTACACCTTTAACGGAAGCGGAGTAGCGGGAACGGCCGATACTGTTCCGGTTGGAAGCCCTGTGACCGCTGTTTGATATTAAATATCTTTGAGTGAATTAATGAAGGCGAACGTAGATACAGCCGTAGCAGCTCTACTCTTACTGATATCCATCGTATTCCTTGTTCAACGTCGTGTCGGATACTTAGCTGTATGGCTACTTCTCGTCACGGTGGTTATTGGATATGGAGTTCGGATGCCCCTAACATTGGCCGCGACCCTCGGTATTGCGACGGTTGCCGCTGTTGTTCTTCTATCCGGCCAGGCCCTGCGTGAAGGGTATGAGAATCCCAATGAGTCCAAGGACAAGAAGAAAGAGTCCAAGGACGACAAGAAGGAGGACAAGGAGCCGAAACCTCATTCGTCCTCCAAGAGTGATAAGGTAGAGGATAACAATATAGATGCCCACATTGATGCGGGAACAACTGTATTGCATGCGTTCCAGAAACTGAACCCCGAGCAGGTTCTGCAGATGCGTGATGATACAAAGGAGCTGATGGAGACCCAGCAGCAGTTGATGGAGACACTGTCGTCGCTCGGCCCTCAGGTAAAGCAGGGTGCTGAACTGGTGAAGAGTTTCCAGGGAATGTTCGGTGGAAATCTAACAGAGGTCCTGAAGCAGTGAAGCCCCAGCTGCATACTTGAAATACTGATGCCCAAGGTCAGACGACTGGATATCTAGAAGTGGAACCCCGTAGGCATGGGTGAGAATTTTCCATACAAGAATCGTTGTGCCGAGATTGTAGTGTTCTACTACCTCGCTCCAACGTTGTATAGCTGATACTAGAACCTGCAGAGAGGATGCAATGTACCAGGCTAGAGTGGTAAACGACATATCATGCGTTCCTCCAAAGTAGGTGTACAGAGTGGGAAAACCAAGATAACACACCCAGAACAGAACATGACCAACCGGCTGAATCAAAATGGTCGCATACGTCATCGCATACTCTAGGAAATTTGAAGACCAGAGTGTCTTCTCGAGTTCCAGATATTTCCAGACAACTGATCCATGATTTGAATGTTCAATCATCCTTCGTAGAGGGCTCGGGCTGGTCCTCGGAAGCGGGAGGGTCATCAATTACAATACCGTCTGCAGGAAATTCCTGCGTCTCAAACGTCTTGGGGTTAATGTAGTACCAGGTCTTACCTTCG